ATTTTTAGTAAAGCTCATTTGTTTAGCTTTCTTTTCCATATCATTTAGATACTGTACAATTTTTCTAGTGACTCGTTCCATTTTGTCTTACCTTATCTTTTAATTCTTCAACATCAGTTAATGCTTTTTCTAGTTGCGTTTTAAGAAATTCTATATTAACTTTGTTCGTCATATTTTGTTCTTGGTTTGTAATTAATTTTTCTACATCACCATACAAAGCTTCTATTAACATAAACTGTTCCTGGTCCGTGGGCTTCTGTTCACTTTTTTTAAGAAGATCAGCTTGAAATAATTCTCTTGATGTCTCTAAACTTGTTAGTCTAGATGTCACTTCTGTATAAGCAAATACACCCATAGCAACACCAGCTATGATTGCTAACATATTTTTCATTGGCATACTTATTGATGTATTTTCATTTATCTTCATTTTTTTTTCCTCATGTAATATTTAGAAGGTTCATAATCCCATCGTTTACCGTGATGTCCTCTTATATCTGCGTACCACATTCTTAAACGCACTAACCATTTTCTTACAGGCCTAGGCATCTTTTTTCTTTTTCTTACATTTGCATCTTGGTGCAAATAAAAAGTTATTTATACGTTCAAACAAATTATCAATAGCACCAAAAAATTTATATAACATTCTATCTAACATTTAATTTTTCTATTTTAATTTTTTTAGCTTCTTCTTTAGCTTTTAATTTGTATTCTTTTTCTAATTGTTTTTTAATTTCTTTTTCTGCTTTTTTATCAGCTTTTTCTCTATCCTTAACACGTTTCATATAAACATTATAATCTGGTCTTTCATGGCCATATCTAGACCACAAAGCCATAGCTTCCTTACCAATTTTACCATCAATTGGGCAGACGGTTCCTGCGGAAATCATGCTCTCAAATACGCGCTCATCTTGGCAAAGAATGGCCACGGCTGCTACACGCATCCCGAAGTCATTTAGTATTCTAGCTAACTTTAATCGTTCACAATTTTTGTCAATAAAATGTTTTCCACCAGTTATACCAATACCAAACGTTTGTACACCAAGTGATGCACCTGTGCTACATACATCTTGTGTCATAGAATTGTATGATGGTGCTGACGCTGTTGGGGGTGCTGATCTTACATTAGATGTTGAGCTAGTTGTACTTGTTGTATTAGAAGAACTACCTGATGCGTATGTGGTTGCTCCTCCAGTATACCCACCTTCAATACTTGTGTTTGATCCTGATATGTTAGTTTGTGTTTCTGCAGAATGTGCTGGTCCACCAAGCAAAGCTAGTAAGCTTATTAGTATAATTAAGATCGCTGTAAATCTGTAATCCATCCTGGCACTCTCCTTTATTGACATGACAAACATTCCTCACCCTCGTTTTTAGGATCATCACATTCGCAAGGATCACAAGAACAAAGACCGTAAACGTCTGAATGGAATTCATCCAAACAATGACATTTATGACCACATTTTTTACATTCATTTTTAATCTTTTTTTCCATGTGTTTTCTCTTCAATTTCATAGAAGAAATTATCAGTGTCTTCCGTTTGCCATTTACCTGAGTCCTCTACATTCCATTCTGACGTTTGTACTTTCCAGTCAGGAATATTGTCCTTCACTGTAAACGAAGGTAGATCCCAAATTATTCTATTGTTTGGCTGAGCCGCATAGTTGCCGTCATCTAACGCAATTATGTGAGCGCACTTATGTTCGTGCGGAATTTCTGAATGATCAGAATCTAGTATATTAACATCTGGATGTGCCCAGTCAATAGTAAAAAGATACTTTCCGTGATGCCATTTTTTGTCTTTACCTATGTATTTACCGGATGAAGCGCCTAAGATATCATAAGTAGTAACAGCAGGGTAATAACTAAAGCTATTCCAAAGTTCCAGTTCATCAAGTCTTTTAATGGGAACAGTTTTGGGGTCATAACCACGTTGAATAAAAGCCGAAATTGGGAGACGATAAAAGATTGCGCCGTTTTCCATAATCGCATGCCATAAGATAGCACGTCCTGACATTGATGTAATGCCAAAGATGATACAGTCTTCAACTTCTCCATAATGTTTTTTACAGTCATATAAATACTCCTTTTTTATTTGCGCGTATTGTATAGGAATATTTGCATTTAAGTAAGACATTATTAACCTTTTATTTCTCCCCAATTATCACCTGATTCATAGTCAACTTTATTGGGAATTTTCATTTCTTTTTTAACAGCATCTTCCATAATCTCAATAATTTTCTTAGCTTGTTCTGGTGATTTTACAGAAATATCCAATTCATCATGAACCTGAATATGGGGTATAATACCTTCTCTATATAAATTTAGCATGGCTTTTTTAGTCATGTCCGCTGCTGATCCTTGAATTAATTTGTTTAAAGCTTTGTAAGTAAAAGCTCTTCTAACTTTTGGTCTAATATTACTTTTAATCTGGTCTAATGTAATTTCATTCATTTCAAGTTTATATTTGTTTCTTACTTTTTCTGTTTCAAATTGTTTGACTATAGATTTTTCTATTGCTTCCGCTTTAGTCATTGGAGGACTAAGAACTCCAGGGTTGTATTCATTTAACTCCCATTTATCAAACCTACATCTTCTTTTTAAAAGAGTTGTAATATAACCTGAACTAGAAGCAGAGCTAGAAGTATTGCTCATTAAATCTTTAACAAAAGGAACACGGTCGTGGTATTTATTAAATAACGTTTCAGCTTCGTTTTTACTTACACCTAACTCAGCCTGTAATTTAGCTTTACCCATACCATAAAATAATCCAAGATTAATAGTTTTAGCTTGTGTTCTAGAAATTTCTGCCATATCCGCTACAATTTGGTGAAAATCTACTTCATTATTATTAAACTCTTCTACAATTTTTTTTACTTCCTCTGCATCACGAAGACCTTGACTTGTAGCTGCGTAATGAACAACCAATCTTGGTTCTTGTTGTGAGTAATCAAAACAACCCCATTTGTGATTGTCCTCTGGAATAAATAAAGATCTAATCATAGGTCCTATCTGCTTGTTTCTTGCTGGAATTTGTTGAAGATTAGGATTAGAATAAGAAAATCTACCTGTTACAGTGCCTCCACCCTCTCCTCTAATAGGGTTAATATCTGCATGTATTCTACCTTTATGTTCGTATTTAATAATTGTATCAATAAATGTAGTATGGGCCTTGTTAATCTCTCTAGCTTTTGCTATCTTATTAACTATTGGATGTTTATGTTCTTGCAAAAAATTTTTAGTAAAGGAAGGTGCCCCTGTTTTTTCGGTTTTATCAAAAGATAGTTTTAATTTTTCAAACACTCTGGCAATGCTTCGTGCTGCCCATATTTGAGGTTCTATTCCTGTTTCTTTTTTTACTTCTAGGAGTAAGCTTTCTTCTTGTGATGCTAATCGTTGCTTTATTGTATGAGCTTTTTGAACGTCCACTCGAACGCCTTTAATTTTCATATCAATTAAACATGGAAATAATTGTGTTTCAAGATCAAACACTTGAGTTAAATCTTGTCTTTTAATTTCAACAGATAATTTTTTAAAAAGTTTTAATGTTAGTTCAGCATCTTTTTCTGCATAAGATCCAACATACATGTCAGGTAATTTCCACATCTCAGCTTTAGGATCTATACCCCATTCTTTTGCTGTCTGTGTTAGCAAACTTTCATCTTTAACTTCACCTAGCCACTCGTATGAAACACTATTTAATGAGTATGAGAATTTATTTTCATCAACTAATGCAGCCATAACCATGGTATCTACAATATGTCCATTAATTTTAACTCCATATGCTTTCAACCAACAAACATCATACATTGCATTATGAAATATTTTAGTAGAAGGTAAAGCACATACAACTTTAATCCAACTCATAACACTAATTTCATCAAAATGATTTGCTTGTTGTCCACTAGTTTTCTCGTGTCCAAAAGAATAGTACCCAGACCAGCCTTCAACAGCTACAGCTATTCCTACGATTTCTCCCTCACCAATTAATGCACCTGAACCTCTAGATTTTAAACCAGGGTCTCTCGTCTCTAGATCAATTGCTATATATTTGTGGTCCTTTAAATCAGGAAAAGATGTTGGACTGTTCCATTCGGTTGTTGCTTTATACATTTATTTATAATCCCTTTCGATAATCATTTCTAGATAGTGAATAGCTTTCTCTATGTCTTGTAACTTTCCTTTTGCCTTATGTCTACAAATATATTTAATTGCATTACCTTCTGCAAAAAGTAATTTGTTTTTATTTACAAAATCTGCTGGTTGAATGACCATATCTTTGTAATGGTTGCCACCTATTTGTTTGTCGTATGTTTTCATATTAATCCTCCTATAAATATTCTATTTGCAAAATAAAAAGTTAACATTAATAAAAAAAATAAATCATCCGTAGGCATTATATTATTTGTTCTCCTATTTTGTAGTAATGCGCAGTTATTGGGGCTAAGATATATAATCTTTGCATTGCTCTTGTTACACCAACAAAAAATTTTCTATGCTCTGTGTCTGGGTCTTCCGCTGCTTTTTGTGATAGCGTCGCTGATTGTGTTTCTGTTCCATAATCCATACATAAAACAATGTTTTCTCTTTCTCTACCTTTAGCACCATGTATAGTAGATAATT